GTAATACATAGGGGCTTCGGCCCCTATCTAACTAAAGAAAATATGCCCCTTATTTATTTAAAGCATCCTGACCACGGCAATAAAGTGGCCACAATGGAACAAGAAGCTGAATTTGATGAACAAAACGGTTGGGTACGATATACTCACGATACGCCATCAATTTCTGAAGAAGTTGAAACAGTAGAGGAAGCTACTGAAGTTGCGGCTCCTGTTAATACGCTGGAAGTAAAAAGACGTCGTAAAACCGCACAGTAAGGAGTAGGCTATGGCGACAACCGCCGGTGATCAAATTAACGCAGCGTTACGTTTAATCGGTATGCTTGCCGAGGGTGAAACGCCTTCTGCCAACACTTCTAACGATGCTCTTAGTGCTTTGGATCAAATGATTGATTCGTGGAATACTGAGCGTTTGACCGTTTTTTCAACCCAAGATCAAGTATTTACTTGGACACCTAACCAAATTTCTAGAACATTAGGCCCTACAGGTAATTTTGTAGGTAACCGTCCTATTTTGATAGATGATTCAACCTATTTTAAAGATCCGACCAACGGCATTTCGTTTGGTATTAAGTTAATTAACCAACAACAATATAACGGTATTGCGGTTAAAACGGTGACTTCCACTTATCCACAAGTGATGTGGGTTAATATGAATTACCCTAATATTGATATGTACGTTTACCCAGTGCCTACAAAAGCATTGGAGTGGCACTTTATTTCGGTTACTGAATTAACACAACCTGCTACTTTAGCAACCAGTTTGACTTTCCCGCCTGGCTATTTAAGATGCTTTAAATACAATTTAGCGTGTGAAATAGCTACTGAATTTGGCGTTGAACCCCCATCCAATGTGGCTAGAATTGCCATGACTTCTAAGCGCAATCTGAAACGCATTAACAACCCTGACGATATTATGTCCTTGCCTTACAGCATTGTTGGTACTCGTCAGCGCTTTAACATTTTTGCCGGTAATTATTAATGAAATCGCATATTTTGGGGCAATCTTATGTTGCCCGCAGCATCAATGCGGCGAACGATGTAATGATGAATTTGTTTCCCGAAGCTACACCTCTTGAGGGTAAAGAAAACGGTTTTTTAAACAGAGCGCCTGGGATGCGCAAACTTGCCACTATTGGCAATGGCCCCATCCGCGCGCTGTGGACGCAACAAACTAACGCAAATAACGCTTACGTTGTGTCAGGCAACGAAGTATTTAAAATTGACAAAGGTTATTTGCCCGTTAAATTGGGCAATATTGCTGGGTCTGGCCCCGTATCTATTGCAGACAATGGAACGCAGTTGTTTTTTGCTGCTAACCCAGAGGGCTACATTTACAACATAACCACTAATACTTATACCCAAATTACTGATGTTGACTTTCCTGGCGCAGTAACGGTAGGCTATTTAGACGGCTATTTTGTGTTTAATGAGCCAGACAGCCAAAAAATATGGGTTACTGAGATATTTGACGGCACTATTATTGAGCCGTTAGCGTTTGCTAGTGCTGAAGGCGCGCCTGACTTGATCGCAGCCATTAACGTAGATCAACGAGAACTATGGGTGTTTGGTACAAGTACGATTGAGGTATGGTACAACGCGGGTACCGCTAATTTCCCTTTTGCGCGCATCCAAGGCGCTTTTAACGAATTAGGGTGCCTAGCCCCTTACTCGGTAGCAAAACTCGATAACACGCTGTTTTGGCTTGGCAACGATGCACGGGGGTATGGCGTAGTGTACCGCGCCGAAGGGTATCGTGGAAAACGCGTATCAACACACCCAATTGAGTTTGCTATCCAAAGCTACGGCGATGTATCGAACGCGCTTGCGTACACGTACCAACAAGAAGGCCATGCTTTCTACGTCTTAATATTCCCAACGGTTGATAAAACATGGGTATTTGATGTGGCTACAGGCGCTTGGCATGAACGCGCTGGGTTTGAAAATGGCTACTTTACCCGCCATCGCTCAAATTGCCAAATGAACTTTCAAAGCGAAACGATTGTAGGTGACTACTTAAACGGTAATTTATACGTATTTGACCTAGACTATTACACTGACAATGATGCAGTGCAAAAATGGGTTCGTTCTTGGAGAGCGCTTCCTACAGGCGTTAATAACTTAAAACGTACGGCGCAGCACTCATTACAGCTTGACTGCGAGTCTGGGGTTGGTACAAACACTGGGCAAGCGCAAGACCCACAAGTCATGCTTCGCTGGTCAGATGACGGCGGTCATACCTGGTCAAATGAGCATTGGGTTTCTGTTGGCAAAATAGGCGCTTATTATCAACGTGCTATTTGGCGTCGCCTTGGCATGACAGTTAAACTGCGTGACCGAGTGTATGAAATTTCAGGCACAGACCCAAATAAGATAGTTATTATGGGCGCCGAACTAATACTGAGTGGTACAAATGCCTGATAATTTAACTGCCATTCCTGCGCCTCGGGTTCCTTTAATAGATCCCGTTACTGGATTAATTTCTAATGAATGGTATCGTTTTTTCTTTAATTTATACACATTAACAGGATCGGGTAGAAATGCTATTACTTTGATAGATTTGCAACTTAACCCGCCATCTGTAGATTAAGTATGCTTTTTTATACCTACCCTTCTGATACACTAGCACGAAAGCTACGAGGTAACTTATGACAACAGCCTTAACACCATCACCGAAACAGCAATTCTTTACTGCTGGCGGTGTTCCTTTAGTTGCGGGTAAACTTTATACCTATGCCGCAGGCACTTCTACGCTTTTAGCTACCTATCAAGATTCTACTGGCACAGTTAGCAATACTAACCCAATTATTTTAGATTCAAGAGGCGAGGCAAATGTATGGCTTTCGCCAAGTGACGCATATAAATTTGTTTTAAGAGATTCTGCCGATGCGTTGATTTGGACGGTAGATAACATCAATATTGGCATTAATTTTGGTAACGTCATTATTACCGGCGGTTCAATTAACGGCGCCGTAATTGGCAATATTAGCCCTGCAGCTGGGTCTTTTACTGATCTTTCGGCAAGCGGCGATGTGGTGTTTAACTCTACAAGTCAAATGCAGATCCCTGCGGGGTTAACTTCTGAACGGTCAACAACCCCTGTAGACGGAATGTTGCGGTTTAACACTACCGTTGACGAATACGAAGGCAACGTATCCATTGCAGGGCAAACTATTAGCACTTTAGTAAATACAGGCTCCCCAGCTACTACTGCTGTATTAACCACTGCCTCACCGCACGGTTTATCAACAGGGGACTACATTACTGTCAGCGGCGCTGTACCTACTAATTACAACGGTTCGTACAACATTACGTATATTAGCACTACATCATTTAGCTACGTTATGGCGTCAAACCCAGGCAGCAGCGCTTCAACCGTAGGCAGTTACGTTGCTCACACTTGGACACAGATCGGCGGCGGCGCTACAGGCGGTGGCAACGATCAAATTTTTGTAGAAAACGGTCAAACAGTTACTGCTACATATTCTATTCCTAGCGGTAAAAACGCTATGTCTACAGGGCCTATCACGATAAATAGTGGTGCTACCGTTACTGTTCCTAGCGGTAGTCGCTGGGTAATTCTTTAAGGAAAAATTATGAGCTCAGTAGTCATTTCAGGCGATACATCAGGTGCTATTACATTAGCCGCACCTAGCGTAGCAGGTACAAATACTATTACGCTACCTAGTGTAACTGGCACTTTGCCAATTATTAAAATTGGAGTTACCCAAACAGGTGCAGTTGCAACAGGTACAACTCAAATTCCTTCTGATGATACTATTCCGCAAAATACGGAAGGTGACCAATACATGACATTGGCTTTTACGCCAAATTCAGCAACAAGCACTTTAATTATTCAAGTAACAATTCAAGTTTCAAGTAGCGCTGGCGGTGGAAGAATGACCGCAGCTTTGTTTCAAGACTCTACCGCAAATAGTTTAGCGGCAAGTTGCCAAGGATTTGAAACTGCTGGAAAACCAATGGTAATACCTTTTACTTATTACATGACTGCTGGAACTACATCTTCTACAACTTTTAAAGTTAGAGTTGGTGCTAACACAGCAGGAACTACTACCTTTAATGGTTCTTCAAGTGCTAGGTTGTATGGCGGCATTTATTCTTCCTCAATTATCATTACTGAAATTGCTACCTAATAAGGATAAATTATGGCTGTCACAATAAATGCGAGTACAACCACAGGGCTGGTTCAGACTGCGGATACAAGTGGTTCTCTTAATATACAAAGTAACGGCACTACTGTCTTAGGTGTTACCTCTACTGGTACATCTGTAACTGGCACACATTCTGTAACAGGTACACAATCTGTAGGTGGTAATTTATCGTTTAACTCAGGCTATGGTTCTAGTGCAGTAGCATACGGCTGTCGTGCATGGGTTAACTTTGATGGTACTGGTACTCCAGCTATTCGTGCAAGCGGTAATGTGTTAAGCATTACGGATGTCAATGTGGGGTCTTATATAGTTAATTTTATAACGGCAATGCCTGATGCAAACTACACCACCAATATTACCTTTGGGAGTGCTACTAATCCGATGTTAGTTACGCTCGGCACTTTCGCTGCTGGTAGCGTAGCATTTGAAACCAAGCAACCAGGTGTTGCCCAATACGACATGACTACTATTTGTGTTTCTGTAACCCGTTAAGGACATTCAATGAAACGAATCATTTACCCAACAGACGATGGTGTAGCCATCATTATTCCAGCCGATTGCGGATTAACAATTGAAGAAATTGCCGCTAAAAATGTACCTGAAGGCAAACCATACAAGATTGTAGATGTTGCTGACATTCCTACAGACCGCACATTCCGTAACGCATGGGAATTTGTCGCAGACGAGGCAGAACCAGTTGAAGAAGTTGTAATTGAGCCTGTAGCAGAACCAACAAACGAGGTAACAGAATGATTACGATTAACTTTGACAAAGCCAAAGCAATTACTAAAGACCGCTTAAGAGCAGAGCGTACACCTTTATTACAAGCCCAAGATGTAGCGTTTCAGAGAGCTTT